GACGACCTTGACACGATCGCCGCGTGAACCCTTCCGCATCGAGCGACCCGACCATGACGTCGAGACGACCTCAACCTTCGCGGCAGGCTTCGGAGCGGGTGCCGGAGCCGGGGCAGGCGCGGGTGCGGGTGCGGGTGCGGCGGGTGCCGCTCCGCCCTCGTACAGATTCCAGAAGTGAAGGAAGTAGTGGTTCACCGCGTTCGGGTCATCCGCGAGCGCTGGACTGACCTCGACATGGATCCAGTCCCCGGGAACACCGGAGAACGCCTTCTTGTCGTACACCTGCCACGCGCCACGGTCACACTTCCAGCCGCGACCGTGCGGCCCGTAGTGGTTCCAGTAGTCGAACACCGCCTCGATGCCGAGCGCGTCGGCGACGTCGGGACGGGTCAGGAACTCCATGACGCGATGCGCGTCGTCGTACCTGCCGGAGCCACGGTTCTCCATCTTGCGCCAACTCATGTCGAACGCCCTGCCCGTTCCGTGGACGCTGGGCGACGACTTGCCGCGCTTCGCTCTGACTCCCCACGAGCCGTTATTCCACAACGCCTTGCCGGTGTGCTGGGCGATCAACTGAATCAGTTTCTCGGTGCCGGGACGACGACCCTTCGCGTCACCATCCCAGCCGGTGTACGCCCTCCCCATGACCGTCAGCCGTCCAGACGAACAGCGGAAGCGGAGTCGTCACCGATCGGGCCACGAGCCGCCGCGATCGACTTGACGAGGGACAGACCGCCAGCGACAGCCGACGCCTTCAGCGAGTCGGTCAGGTTGACGGACAGGATGTCGACCGCGTTCGTGCCGACCAGCGCGACGAGAGTCTGGGCGAACGTGGCGACGGCACGCTCGGCGGCGTCCTTGAGAAAGAGAGGTGAGAACATGGCGTCGAGGGTAGCAGTCGACCGTCGACTCGGGTTGCCGGTCAAGCAGGCGGGTCAGGGAACTCTGCGGTAGGACCAGCAGTCCACGTTGACGGGAAGTCACGCAACGCCTGACGGTAGACAGCCCATGCCTGCTTATCGGTAGGAGCATCTGAGGTCATTGCCCAGTCGGAAGCGGCAAGCAGACGGTCACGGTGATAACGCATCCTGCTCGTCAAGATGTCATCATCTGGTGTCAAAGGATCGACCCAACTCACTAAGTTCATCAGGCCACCTCGTAGCAGAAGTTGAAACGGACTTGATCGCTTGTGGTCAGTTGGACTGCTGGAGAAATGCCGAAAGCGTTTCCGCCGGACCAATCCCCAACAAAACTGAGGGCTGCGGTTGTCAATAAAACGGTTTGTCCGCCATAGCCGGTTACGACGCTGCTGTCATAAATCCAAACGCTCCCGACGACGCTTCCGGGGGCCGACGTTGCGTTGACTGGCAAATCGACAAGAAGAAGATTACCAACTTGGCCTGTCCCCGATGCGATCGTAACGTAAACCGTGCCGTACACCAGTTTGTTGATCTGGTAATACGACGCCTCGGTTGTCGTCACCGTAAATGTCGTGGCGCCTTGCTTTATGACCGGCGTAAACGCGACAGGTTCAGCGGTAGCAGTTCCACCGAAGCGTAATGATCCCGTCGTGTTGATGTCTCCGGTGACATCCAACGCATACGACGGTGTGGCGTCATTCACCCCGACCCGATTGTTCGTGTCATCGACCACCAACACACCCGAGTCCACGTTCAGGGTTGGCAGAACACCGTTCGTCAGAATGTAGTCATGCGATGAGGTGACTGCGGAGCCGTCGACACCGACTTTCGCTTCCAACGCCTCCACCGCATCATTCACGTTCGCATGTTGCGTCGCGTGAGGAACCGTCACCGAGTTCAACTTGTCTGACGCTGTCGGGTTCGTCAGGCTGTCGAGCGACGAAGGAAAGTTCGTAGCCATCATTCACCTCCCGGCGGATCAGGCAGAACAGGGTCAGCGATGTTGATAGTCGCGGGCAGGTCACGGAGCGCCTGCCGGTACGTCGCCCACGCTGTTGCGTCCACGGGTGCGTCCGCGATCTGCGTCCAATCGGTACGGGCCAGTTCGCTGTTACGCCACAAACGGGCCTGCTTCAATTTCTGGTCATCCGTAGCGTTTGGGTAGAGAGGGTTGAACTCGAATGTAGCCATTGTCACGCTTTCTTGTAAACGACATTCCAGAAAAAGGCATCACCGGTTCCCCATACGAAAGGAGCGGATGCGCTCGTAGCGGTTCCACGAATCCAGTTAGAAACATTGTTGAGAGCGAACAAAGCAATCGCCGTTGTGGTGAGAAAAGTCGCGATGCCTGTCTGGAGTGATACACCAGCGTTGTCTAAAGTAGCCCATCCAGCAGGATTCGGATAAGCAACTTGCGCCGTGAGTGGAAGATCAATTTCAATTCTTCCAGTCACGCTACTTGTCGAACCGAGGACTGCTCCGCCCCAGAAATGAACTAGGTCGTTCACGACAGCGTAGTAAGCGCTAGCGGTGCCATTTCCAAGAGTGAAATTGGTGAACGTGACGCTTCCGCTGTAATTGGTGTATTCGCCGATCGCTGTGCCACCGATCCGCAGGTCACCTGAAGCGTTGATGTCGCCGGTCACATCCAACTTGTACGACGGCGACGAACCACCAACAGCCACATTCCCCGAACCGTCAGTAGACACCACCGCAGTCCCCAACGTCGTTTCCCAATCATCGAACCTCAACACAGAAGCCATCAGCCTTCACCTTCCTCATCCTCGACAGGCGGTGCGACCCAGTTTGTGCCGTCATAGGTCCAGCCCGGACCGCCACCAACACCATCAGGCACAGCGACAACGGTCAGCCCGTCAGGAGCGGTGTATTCGGTTTCGCCGTCCCACACGATGACGTTCACAACCAAACCGTCAGCATCAACTAATGCGTATTTCATGCCCACAACTCCAGAATGACGATGCCTGCGGCACCTGCGCCACCAGCAGCAGCAGAGTTGTTGTTCGCACCGGACGATGCGCCCTCGCCGCCACCACCATATGCGCGACCCGACGCACCGGGACCCGCACCACCGATATTGCCACCTTGTCGAGGCGACGTACTCAAATATGAAGCGCCACCAATGCCACTCATCGCCTGTTGGGTGCTGTCAAAGTTGACATTGCCTACGGTGCCGCCGCTGCCTTGAATATGAAAATCTCCACCAGAGCCGCTGCCACCGTCCCCAGCGTTCGCATAATATCGACCTGACGAGGTAAGAGTTGACAGGCCGCCGGTGCCACCAGCACCTGTCACACCATCAAACGACGACGAACCACCAGTTGTACCAGTACCATCCGAAACGCCGGTACCGCCAGCACCAACCGTCACCGTTTCCGACGCAGACAATCCAGCAATGTCAGTCACCCATTTTTCGGCGTAACCACCGGCACCGCCCCCGCCACCTGAACGGATCGTGCCTGACGTAGTAGCAGGCGTACCGCCACCAGCGCCACCGCCACCAACAACCTTCACACGAACAGCCCTCAGCCACGGATACGTCGCCTTCGTGAACGACCCCGACGAAGTAAAATACACCGTCTGAACATACCGGTACGAATCAACACCGCCAGCAGTAGCAGACGCTCCAACCCTCAACGTACTCACGACGGCACCTCCGGCAACACAGGATTATCAATATCAATCGTGGCGGGAAGATCACGTAAAGCCTGACGGTATGTTGCCCATGCTGAAGCGTCTACGGGGGCGTCAGCAACCTGCGTCCAATCGGTCGCGGCAAGTTGAGCGTTGCGCCACAAACGGACCTGCTTCAACTTCTGAGCGTCGGTCGCATCAAGATAAAATGGGTTGTATTGGAATGTTGTCATCTTAGATCGTCCTATAGAAGTAATGCCAAGTGAAAACATCGCCAGTTCCCCAAGCAAATGGGGTTGTTGCGTTGATAAAGCCACCGCCAGCCCATGTTCCACCTGTAGATAACGTGCCAAGATAGATCTGGTTTGGATAAATCCATAGCGTTCCGACGTAGTTTCCTACACCATAGTTGTCGTACCGGAGAGTATTGCTAATGAATACTTCCAACGATGATGTTCCGACTGGATGAGAGATCTGCGGTGTTGATCCCATGACCGACGTTGAGCCGAGGACGACTTGCCCTTCGACAAATACGAGGTCGTTGACTTGTGCGTAACGTGCGGTTGCGGTGCCGTTGCCAAGTGTGAAGTTTGTGAAGGACGGTGTGTACGATGTCCATGTGCCGATGGCGGTGCCCCCGATCTGTAACCCGTCAACAGCGTTCAACGTATGACCGGTCGGCACCGTCACCACATTCGAGTTGACCGCCAACCCCTGAAGATCACCAACACTCAACGTACTCATACAACCGCCCACGCACTTCCATCAGCCACCGTCACAGTAATCCCATCCGCGATCGTTATCGGCCCAGCGGACAGGCCGTTGAACCCGGACGGAATCGTGAAGTCCTCCGTCACCGTGTTCTCATTCAACGAGATCGGGTCCTGCCCACCCGAGATCGTCGTCCACTCGGTTCCGTCGTACACCTCGACAGCGTCCGTGTCCTCTAAATAGGACATCTGGCCTTCGACCGGGGACGGGACCGCTGTCGCTCGTGCC